GTATCTAGAACTTCAGCAACTCCATGGACAGTTGCACCTAATCCTTGATCAAGAGTGATTACATTCCATGATGAGGGAACATCACCATTATCATTTATTGCAAATGTCTGAACATTCTTAAAGATATACAATACATCTCGTAGTTCACGACAACGAGTAATTGGTTGATTATTAGCCTGTAATTGAATTATTCCAGTCACTGCATCGAATGCTTCAACTTCACCAGGATAGCTTACTCTTACTAGTGATCGTTCCTCATCAGGATGAAAACAAGATGCAATCATCCGTCCGTGATATAGTGTTAATGACAATGCGGCTGGAATCTCAGATAGTAAATCAAGTAAATGCGATGCATCAGCTAGTAATTCGATGTCGTAGAAGTCAACGGATAACGTAGTAGTTCCATTATTAACAATAGCATCAGGAACAAAGAAAAACTGGTATCCTCTTGTATTACCAGTAAATAGAGTTGGATCAATTGCTTTAGTTGCAACAATGTGTACTTTCGTAACGAAACTATTTGGACTTGTTGGAATGTTCGTTAAATCAATTTCACTAGTACCAGTAGCAGTAACTTGTGCTAATGTATCTGGACCAATTTGAGTTTCAAATCCTGTATCAGTTTCATAAACTGCACCAAAGATATGAATACCAGCTTCAACATGACCAGCTCCACCATTAGCAGCAGCTATTGCACCATCTGCATCAATGGGAGGATCACCTGCTGCTTTTCTAGCTGGAGTTCCATCACCTTGATATACATAAATAAATTGATTTGGTATTCCCTGAAGTTGAAAATCTTGTGCAGGACTAATATAGGCTCGTCCTGCATAGATTGCCAAACCAAAATCAGTCATTCCACTTACTGTAAGTATTGGAGTTAGGCCAAATCCACTATCATAAATATTACCAGATGTATCTAGGATGAGTAGAGACTCTGTTGTAATCTTAGGATAGTTATAAACCTTTAGAACATTAACATAACCAGGAACTAATACGTTGATTCCATCACGAGTCTGAAATCCACTCTCTATGTATTTGACATTATTACAATCACTGAAATGATCTGGTGGAGTAGAATCAGCTCCGCCTCGTTTCCAGAGTCCATTGAACTCTTCGATCGTTATGTTATCATGATCTCTGAATGACATTAGAATCCCAAAAATACGGCTGAATACTCAACTTGAGTTGACTGAATATCCAGCCGTAATAGGTTAACTACTATGCAGGCTGACCAAATGCCAATGCTGCTTGATTATTAACATAATTCATCCAAGTATCTGATGCAGCACCAGTATATCCATTACCAGGTGCAATTTCAGCTTCAGTATTGGAGAACTGATTCAACAAGATGTGGTTATTTCCACCCTGAGTGCTAATGAAGGTTGTACTAATAACCTTATTAGTTGCACCGCTACCAGCAGTCAAGAAATCATTATTGGTAATTCTACCATATGACAATGACATCTTAACATCATTTGTATTCTGAGCAAATCTATTACCAACAATTTCCCACTGTAATGGAACTGCCGCTGCTGTATTCAAACTAAGAATACCAGTTCCAGTCAATAGAAGGAATCTACTATTTGTAACACTAACAAATCCAGAACCACCATTATCCTCAATACCAATCTGACCAGTTCCACCACCGACGAAATAACATTCATCTATAGACGTATGACTAGCATCAATCAAATCAACGCTAGCAGAACGTGTTAAACGAATTGCGGCTGAACTTGTAGTTGGATTAAAACAAATATTTTGAATTGACCAACCAGCTCGTTTAAGTTCAAGTAATGGAGTAGTAGCAGTTGGTGAAGTTGGAGCAGTCCAATAAGCACCACCACCTGTAGGAGTTCCAGAACTTGTAGCTTGTCGTGGTCTATTAGCTGCACCAAGAATAGTTACATCAAATACACCATCTGGTGCTACTGCCTGCTCCCTAAGAACCCCAGAGAGATAAATCAAATCTCTAGATGACAAATTACCTTTCAAATCACTAAATGTAGTGAATGATCCTCTAGGTCCACCACCTTGTGGAAAGAGATACCAAACCTTATTAATCTGACCATAATCAGTTAAAATAGCTCTTCGATTCTCTTCCTGAAGTGTTCTCCAAAATCCATTGATACTCATTGTGTCTCCTTGTTACTATCCAGTGTATGTAACACCAGCCGTAATTGGCCGGATAATAACCTACCTACTAAATCCCGAGTTCCAACCACGCGCACGATAAGTAGACATGAAAGGACGACGACGAACTGGATTACTTTGTTGATTCTTAATACCAATATTCTCCATCGTCTCCAAACATCTAAGTGCTTCAGCATTCAGTTCATCAGAACGAGTTTTATTCTCACCAATGTAATTAGCTGCTAGCGCAGCCGTCCTGAACCACAAAAAGCTAATTGCGTTGTAAATCAATATTTCACTATTAGCATTAACCACTTTATTGAGTGTACTTCCAACGTAATCAATCTTGACTTCAATATCAGTAGTAGAACCAATGAAATGAACAACTTGTTTCTGCCAAGTATAGACTTCAAGATATGTATATTGAAAATCGGTCTTCGGTAGAAAATTCCTTCGTCTCATTAACATGAAGTCATTATTCGTACCAGCAATTCTTTCATACATCTCAACGATCTCTACCAAGTCGTTCGGTAGAGCAGGTGCATCTGGTCCACCAATAGTGACGGTTCCGGCTGGAATTGTAATTGCATTAGATGTAATATTCGTATAGGGAATATTATTATCTTCACACTCAAGTCGTAAATCTTCATATGCAACTTTGAGTGGATCAATTAAGACTGTATCAGTATAGACCGCTTCAACCTGATCATTCAGGAAGAAACGAGCCATATTAAATACGTCACCAGCTTTAACGGGTAATGGCATTTCAATCCTTCATCATTTCTTCACGACGTTCTACTACATTATATGGAACTTTATTTGATCTAATAGAATCCAATATCTTATTTAGATAATGAATCATTCGAGTCTGCTCCACTATAATTCCATGACAGAGTTCAAGAACTTGAACATTATGATTCCTAGGCAAAGCTAAATCTCTTTGAGCATCAACTAAAGAATCAATGGAAGTTAATACATCCTTAACCATCTTATCAACAAAGATATTATCTTCTAGATCCATAAAATTATCTTTCCGAGAAAACTAAATCAAGTTCTTTAGCTTTTTCTTTATTGATGATAGCCTTGCAAACCTGACAAACTGGATAGTTAAGATTAACCATTGCACCACAAGCAGGACAATTAGATAGACTTGTTGCAATAGTATTTTGCATCCAAGGTTTAGACTTCTCAATTCCTAGAATCTCTGCACCAAGTTTGCTATCTTCAGGAATAGCTTTGGGATTACCTCCTGATCTAGCCCAAAGTTCATCTGCTGCATCAACTAGAAGTTTAAACCAAATCTTCTGCTGTGCTCTAGAGTTCTCCAGTAACTGACTGAAAGTAGTTCCATCTTCAGCAGTATAACCTAAAATTGTTTTCTTGGTCCATTCACCTGGAATCCAAAATAATCCCGGTGATCTAGATCCTTTAGAACTCATCCACACAGCAGTCAAATAGTCATTGACAATAGATTCAGCTAACGCAGCAGCATTAACTTGAATCTCAGTTGGTGGCATCTTTTCAATCGTACTTGGCTTGTAATAACTGCTACTCTCAATAACCAAGATGCTAAAATCATCTTTGTCAGCAGCCGGAATTTCAAATCGACCTGGAAAGATTGTATGTTTAACTTCCAAAATAATCTTTGGGAAGATGCTAACAATCGTTGCGCGATCAAACTTATTCTTAGGAAGTTGATGAATTACCTTCCTACCTGTAGTAACTTTCTTGTCTGCATAATTTGATAAACTTGCAAGATCAATATCCATTTTAATGTGTCCAATCTTTTCTATTTCTAACTCCATAACCAACTGCTGTATCTAATGAGAGAGCATCTCCAACTGATGTTTCATTTCCATATAATTCCTGATATAATTTCTCGGCTCGCATCTTCTGTTCTTCAGCCGTATTTCCCATTCCTTCAGGTGTTTTGTATGGAATATTCCTACCTGCACGATATAAATTCTCATTCACTGTACGAATTAGTAATGAGATAGCATCATAAATTGGTGGAAGTGCATTACCATGACTATCTTCAAATGTCCAGATAGGTTCATAACTAGTTTTAGTTGTTAATTCATTTCCATCAATCTGTGGTACTGGTACTATCTTCTCTAGCACATATCGAGCTACTATATAACTATACTTTCTAACTTCAGCTGCTACAGGACTAGGAAGTTCAAATCCTTCCTTCGTGTGAGTAACGAATCGTTTCTCTAATTGATCATCAGACCAAACTACTCGCCAATTTGGACGGCCATCTTCAAACCGTCCAAATTGATCAAGCAGCCGCTGATTAATTACTTCAACGGATTCCATTTCATCCTCTATGCAACTGTCAACGTGTAAACACCACCACTAGCAGTCAATGTGATCGTATTACTACCACTCAAACTGATATAACTAATTCCGGCTGAGCTTACAAGCCTCAATGTATTATCTGGAATCTGAAAGTCAATATCAGTGACATTGCTGAATACACCAGCCGTAAGTGTATTTCCAGCTCCCGTCTTACCTGTAACTGTTGCAGTGCTTGCCATTTTTAACTTCTCCTAACTTAAATGAATTGGGTTGTTACTGTTTCCCAGATTATCCTATATGGGGCATACAGGAATTATCATCAATAACAACCCAAATTGTTAAACAACCGCCATTACCCACCACTTATTGGAACTGTTATCATAACACAAAGTGATAGGTCGATTCACAATCGGTTGATAAGCAGTCTTGATATTTCCACCAGTTGAGAAAGCACCAGGTGAATTATCAGTGAAACAAAGAACTACTTCACAGTATCCAGATGTTGGAACTACAATAGTAGCTACTTGAGTAGTACCAGTCAGAAATGTAAATCTCTGAGTTGGTGAGATTGTAGCTGCACTAGCAATAGTATTTGGAAACGGCTGTTCATTGCTCTGTGCAACTGTAAAGTTCTGAAACAGAAGATCAGGTGATACACTCATTGTTATTCTCCTTTTTCCTTAAACCTGATATCCAGGAGGAATAGCAAGGTTATCAATATAAGCAACCGCAGCAGGATTATTTACATAACTTTGTCTACCAACAGTCATGTAGAAAATATCAGCCGCAGCCACACCACCACTAGAACTTCTAATTTCGAAAATCTTACGACCATCAGTCATATAGAATCCGATTGGAAGTGTTTCTCCCCAACCCCAGACTCCATCTGCAACGAAATCAATTCGCTTCATATTCCAGTTATAATCAGCTTTAACTGGAGCACCAGCCATTTGCATACCATCGAAGTAAAGATCAAGCTTCTGTTCTTTTGGTTCTTTCCAAATCATCTGAACAAGCTGACCAATTTCTTCATATGCCTGCATCTGACAGGGATGTGTCCAAGCCATTGGTTTGTATTGGTTATTGATACCAACACGATTACCAATCTTATTGATTGCCAATCGAGGAAGTGGAAGACTTAATGCCGCAGCTCCTGCATTAACTCGTGATGCACGAATCTGTGGAGTATTAGCTCGATTGAATCCAAGCCAATCACCAGTACTAGCATTCGAGTCATTATACTGGACACCGAACAGACCAGGAAGACTAGCAGGAGATCCAATACCAGCCGTAACAATAACGTCTGTTGCAGTA